TGCATGCCGGTGGCATGGTTGGATCTCCGGGCCCGGGTCGCATGGTCCCGGCCATGGCCTTCGGCAATGCTCCGCGCATGCATGCAGGCGGTTGGGCCGGGATCAAGCCCGACGAGGTTCCCGCAATCCTGCAACGCGGGGAACGGGTGTTGTCTCGGCGGGAGGCCGCAGGCTACGGCCAAGGGCAAGGCGCGGCCCCGAATATTTCGGTCACCATCATGTCCCGTGACGCCGAAAGCTTCCGGCAATCGCGCACGCAAGTCGCCGCTGATATCGCCCGCGCGGTGTCTCTGGGCCGGAGGGGAATGTGATGGCGTTCCATGAAGTCAGGTTCCCGGACAACATCAGCCGCGGGGCGCGGGGCGGGCCGGAACGGCGCACGCAAGTGGTCGAACTGGCCTCTGGCGATGAGGAGCGCAATGCCAGCTGGGCCAACAGCCGCCGTCGCTATGACGTGGCCTATGGCATCCGGCGCGCCGATGATCTGGCGTCGGTGGTTTCGTTCTTCGAGGCCCGAAACGGCCGCCTGCACGGCTTCCGCTACAAGGATTGGGCTGACCATAAATCTGCTCTGCCGTCGCAGGCGATCTCCCCAACCGACCAGCAGATCGGCACCGGGACCGGCATTCAGCAGACCTTCCAGCTGGCAAAACGCTACACCTCCGGCCCGCAAACATGGGTCAGGACCATCGCAAAACCCGTGACCGGGACCGTTCGCGTGGCGCTGGGCATGGTTGAGCAGATGACAGGCTGGACCGTGGACACGACGACTGGCGTCATCACCTTCACCACCGCCCCAGCCAACAGCGTCATCATCCGCGCCGGTTTCGAATTCGATGTGCCAGTGCGGTTCGATAGCGACACCCTCGACGTGACCCTCGATTTTGAACGGCTGGGATCAATCACGTCCATCCCGCTCCTGGAGATCCGCAGATGAAAAGCCTCTCGCCCGCGCTGCAGTCTCATCTCGACGACGGCACCACCACCCTGTCCTGGTGTTGGCGGATTTCGCGGTCGGACGGTGTGGCGCTGGGCTTCACCGACCATGATCGCGCCCTGACCTTTGATGGCACGGACTTTGAACCGGAGAGCGGGTTCGCCGCATCGGAAATCCGTGCTGGCTCCGATCTCGCCGTCGATGCGCAGGATGCCACCGGCGTGTTGACCTCCGACCGGATCACGGAAACCGACATCCTCGACGGGCGGTGGGACAATGCGGCGGTGGAGTTGTGGCGGGTCAACTGGGCCGATACCAGCCAGCGCGTTTTGCTGCGCCGGGGTGCTGTCGGGCAAATCCGCCGTGGCCGCATGGCTTTCGTGGCCGAGGTCCGGTCGCTGGCGCATGTTCTGGGTCAGACGGTCGGCCGGACGTTTCAGGCGGGGTGTGATGCAAGGTTGGGCGATGCGCGCTGCGGCATCGATCTGGAAAACGCCATCTACAAGGGTACGGGCGTCGTCACCGACCTCTTGCGCGACCGGGCGTTCATGGCGTCCGGGCTGGCTGGTTTTGATGCGGGCTGGTTCACCTCCGGCACCGTGACCTGGACCAGTGGTGCAAATGCGGGGCGCGTCACCGAGGTCCTGGCGCATGGCTTGGCCGATGCCATCGCCACAATGACCTTGCTGGAAGCGCCAGTTCTGCCCATCGCCGAGGGAGACAGCTTCATCGCGCGGGCAGGCTGCGACAAGCGCATCGCCACCTGCAGCGCGAAGTTCGCGAATGTCGCCAATTTCCGGGGCTTTCCTAACATCCCCGGTCAGGACGCGGTGCTGCGCTATGCCAGCCAGGACGGCAGTCATGAGGGGAATGTGCTGTGATGGCTGCTGATCCTGCCCTTGTTATCGCCGCCGCCCGAAGCTGGCTTGGAACGCCCTACCACGACCAGGCCAGCCTGCGCGGGGTTGGCTGCGATTGCCTCGGCCTTGCGAGGGGCGTCTGGCGCGAGGTGGTGGGCGACGAACCGTTTCCGATCCCGCCCTATAGCCGGGACTGGGGCGAGACCGGGCCGCGAGAGGTGCTGGCCGAGGGTGCGCGCCAGATGATGCCGGAAATTATGCCACCCGACGCGGGTCCTGGCACGCTTGTCCTGTTTCGCATGGCACCGCGCGCCATTGCCAAGCACGTCGGGATCCTGACCGCGCACGACCGGTTTGTCCATGCCTATGAGCGGCTGGGCGTCGTCGAGGAGATCCTGACGCCGGTCTGGCGGCGACGCATCGTCTTCGCCTTCCTCTTCCCCAAAGATTGAGACCTCACACATGGCAACCCTTGTTCTCGGCGCCGTTGGCTCCGCGATTGGCGGCGCATTTGGCGGTGCCATCCTCGGCTTTTCGGGTGCGGCCATCGGCGGCTTCATCGGCTCCACCATCGGATCGGTGGTCGATAACTGGATCGTCTCGTCCCTCGCCCCGGCGCAACGGATCGAGGGCGCGCGGCTGGACAGCTTGCGCATCACCTCTTCGACCGAAGGGGCGGTAATCCCGCGCCTGTTCGGTCGCATGCGGATCGGCGGCAACATCATCTGGGCCACGGATTTCCGCGAAGAGGTCAACACGACCAGCCAGGGTGGCGGCAAGGGCAGCGGGCCCAAGGTTACCACCACCGAGTATCTCTACTTTGCATCCTTCGCCGTGGCGCTGTGCGAGGGCGAGATCACCGGCATTGGTCGCATCTGGGCCGACGGCAAGGCCATGGACATGACCGGCGTGACCTGGCGCTGGTATCCGGGCGACGAGGTGCAGACCCCCGATCCGTTCATCGCCGTCAAGATGGGCGCAGCCAACACCCCGGCCTATCGCGGCACCGCGTATGTCGTGTTCGAGGAGTTGAACCTCAGCGCCTTCGGCAACCGCTTGCCGCAGATCAGCTTCGAGGTGTTCCGCCCACTCGCGGACGCCGACACCGCCGAAGGACTGGTCAAGGCGGTCACGCTGATCCCGGCGTCGGGCGAGTTCACTTATGCGACACAGCCGGTCAAGAAGTCATCCGGCGCTGGCGCCGCGACTCTGGCCGAGAACCTGAACGCGATCACAGACACCGCTGACATCGTGGTGGCGCTGGACCGGCTGCAGGCCATGGCCCCGGCGGTGGAAAGCGTCAGCCTGGTGGTGGCCTGGTTTGGCGATGACCTGCGCGCCGGGAACTGCAAGGTGCGGCCGGGCGTCGAGGTGGGCATCAAGACAACGACGCCCTCGGCTTGGGTCGTGAATGGCATCGCACGCGCGGATGCGTTTCTGGTCAGCCGCGATGCCGAGGACCGCCCTGTCTACGGCGGCACGCCTGCCGACTTCGCCGTGGTGCAGGCCATTCAGGAGATGAAGGCGCGCGGATTGCGGGTGACCTTCTATCCCTTCCTGCTGTTGGACGTCCCACCCGGCAACACCAAGCCGAACCCTTACAGCGCCAATGCCGCCACCTCGGGACAGCCGACTTTTCCATGGCGCGGCCGGATCACCTGTTCCCCGGCGGCGGGCTTTGCCGGGACCGTCGACAAGACCGCCACGGCATCGACACAAGTTTCGGCGCTCTTCGGCGCTGCGACGCCTGCAAACTTCAGCGTGTCGGGCAGCAATGTCAGCTGGACTGGCCCTATCGGCGAATGGTCGCTCCGCCGGATGATCCTGCACTATGCGCATCTCTGCAAAGCGGCGGGTGGCATCGACGCCTTCCTGATCGGATCGGAAATGCCCGGCCTCACCACCATTCGCTCGGGCGCCAGCACCTATCCCGCCGTCACTGCCTTCAAATCCCTCGCCGCCGATGTGCGTGCAATCCTCGGCGCTGGGCCCAAGATCGGCTATGCCGCCGACTGGTCGGAATACTTCGGTCATCACCCTGCCGATGGCAGCGGCGACGTGTTCAACCATCTCGATCCGCTCTGGTCGGACACCAACGTCAACTTCATCGGCATCGATAACTACATGCCGCTGTCGGACTGGCGCGACGGGTTCGATCATGCCGATGCGAGCTTGGCTGCGGCGATCTATGACCGGACCTACTTGCAGTCCAACATCACAGGTGGCGAAGGGTTCGACTGGTTCTATGCCAGCGCTCTTGACCGAACCGCGCAAACTCGGACGCCGATCACCGACGGCAGTGTCGGCAAACCATGGGTGTTCCGCTTCAAGGATCTGCGCGCCTGGTGGCAAAACCCGCATTTCAACCGCCCGGGCGGGGTGGAAAGCGGGACGCAAACCGCATGGGTGCCGCAATCGAAACCGATCTGGTTCACGGAACTCGGCTGCCCGGCAATTGATCGCGGCACCAACCAGCCGAACGTGTTCTTCGACCCAAAATCCTCGGAAAGCTTCACGCCCTACTTCTCGCGCGGGTGGCGCGACGATGCGATCCAGCGGGCCTATCTGGAAGCCAGTTTTCTATTCTGGGGCACGTCGGCGAACAACCCGAACTCCTCAGTCTATGGCGCGCGCATGGTGCATGTGCCGGAATGCGCCGCCTGGACCTGGGATGCGCGGCCCTATCCGTTCTTCCCCGAACTGACCGATGTCTGGACCGATGGCCCGAATTGGCGGCTGGGCCACTGGCTGACTGGACGGCTAGGGGCTGTGTCCTTGGCGGCCCTCGTGCGCCACCTCTGCCTGCGCGCCGGGATGCCCGAGGAATTGATCGACGTCTCCGGCCTCTGGGGCGCGGTCGAGGGCTACGTCATCTCGGCACTGGAAGCCCCAAGGGCGTCGATTTCCACGCTGGCGCGGCATTTCGGTTTTGATGCTGTGGAGAGCGAGGGGCGCATCAAGTTCCGGAGGCGAGGGAGGATCGCCAGCGCCACGGTCACACCCGACAGCATGGTCGCGCCCGCATCGGCGCAGGGCGACGTGATGGAGCTGACCCGGGCGCAGGAAACCGAGCTGCCGCAGGCGCTGAAATGGCAGGTCGCGCGGGCGGATGAGGATTATGACGCGGCTCAGGTCGAGGCGCGGCGCATCACCGTCGATACCACCCGCATCGCGTCCGAGTCGTTTCCGATGGCTATCCCGCCCGAAGAGGCTGAACGCCGCTGCCGTCGCGCGCTGATGGAGGCATGGGTTGGCCGGGAAAGTGCCGTGTTTCGCTTGCCGCCCTCGCGACTGG